AACTAATTGTCCGCAAATACTATTTACCTATTGTTAGGTTATTATCTGAGATGCCATTAATGTCAGACTGTGCTGTTGGGATTAATAGTCACGGTACAGATTGGGGGGAAATGATTTCACATATTTCGTTTCATGGTGAAGATCGGATAGTTGCTGGTGATTATTCTGGATATGATCAACAATTACCATTGAATGTTACTCAAGCTTGTATGGGTATGTTAATTCAAATGGCTGAGGATATTGGATACGATGCTGAGTCTTTAGTCATTATGAGATCTATTGTTCCTGACATTACCACACCTGTTGTCAATTTTTACGGATCATTAATAATGTTAATGGGAGGCAATCCTAGCGGTCAAAATTTGACCGTTTATTTGAATTCTTTAGTGAATTCCATTTTGTCACGGTGTGCATTTTATAGTTTAGCACCTTCGCAGAGCTTTGCCTATTATCGGAAATATGTGCACCAAATTACATATGGGGATGATGACGTTGGTTCCGTTTCTACTTTGTGTCCTTGGTTTAATTCTGTCTCTAAAGCGGAAGTATTACATTCTTATGGATTAACATACACACCACCTTCAAAAACTGGTTCTCATGTAGCTTATATGGACTTAAAAGATGTAGATTTCTTAAAAAGGAAAAACGTATATATTCCTGAAATTTCAGCATGTATTGGTGCTTTAGAGGAGGATTCGATTATGAAATCTTTGTCGCATGGAATCCCATCCAAAGAAATGACAGAAGAAGAAATATTTGGGCAAGTAATTGACGGAGCTTTACATGAGTATTTTGCTCATGGTAGAGAAAAGTATGAAACTTTTAGGGAGAAAGTTTCTGAATTTTTAATTAGACATAATTTGCAAAGGTTTTCCCAAACCTTAGATGTAGATTTTGATGCGCGTATAGAAAGATGGCGTGCTGATCATTGTGTCGAACATTAGTGTATTGGATACCATATAGTTTTCGCAATACTATATAGGCTTGCACTAATTGGGCGAATTTCATCATGAAACTCGTTATTTTTGAGTTAAGATAACGTTTTATATGACTCACTAACACACAAGGAGGGAGTTCACCCTCGAAGTCAAACAATGAACACCCCTGGAGTATAGCCGGATTTACTCCTCCGGAAGGGCTGGATAGCCCGATGTATTCT